AAAAAGCAATCCACATGGAAATGGCAATGTTAGTAAGTACTAACTTTTATATATGTATTTCCATGTGGATTAAAAAAGCACCCTACTCACCCTGCTCACCCTACTCACCTGCTTTTTATTCAATTAAATCAACAACTTACACAGCTCTAGGGTGAGTAGGGTATGAGTAGGGTGAGTAGGGTTCGCCCTCCCTACTGGCACACTTCGTCGATCAACGCAGTAAATCCACGCTAAACAACTACAATTGGTATTCACAACCGACAGATGTATATGCATACTGGCGGCTGTAACCCACTGATAAACAAAGGGATTTCATGGCGAAAGAAAAGGAAATCAACTTAGAGGATCTCCACCATCTGGCAAAGATCGGGCTTACCGAGGCTCAGATTGCTGCATCGCTTGGTGTCTCCACGCCTACGTTCGAGCGGCGCAAGAAGGACACTGAGGGGTTCTTAAGCACATTAAAGGACGGAAAGGCCGCTGGTATCGCCAAGGTCACCAACGCGCTGTTCAAGGGCGCTGTCGAGGACGAGAAGCCTGCGAGTCAAATCTTCTTCCTGAAGAACCGCGCAGGCTGGACAGACCGGCAGGAGGTGGACGTGTCAGGCTCAGTCGGCGTGGATGTACAGCTCGACGCAGCTATCGCCGCGTTGAAGGAAGCAGGCATCGACCCATCGACATTGTGATGCAACGATTACCCGGCATAACCCAGCATGTAGCTGTGATGGGAGCTGAGGCCTGCGTGGTACAGTTGGAACTGTACCGCGAGTCAGCTCAGATAAAAAAGTCAATTAAATCAATGACTTACAACACCCCACGCGCTCAGAAATTTGCAGCTCTACACCGGCACGCCACATGAGATCGGCTTCGCAAAAACGGGACTCCGGTATGGGGCGGCTACGGGGGTTATATCCGGCTACATATAAGGGGCGGTTTTGAAAAAAGCGACTTCAAAAAAAGAAGACCTTGTTTTAACAGAAGAGCAGCAAAACAAGGCGGAAGAAATTGCAAAAGCTATTTCCGTAGTAAAAGAGCACAAGCGCACACACAGGCTTGATCAGTTCAAACCATACCCGTGGCAATCAGATTTCTACAGCGCCGGTTTAAAAAACAAGCAGCGTCTGCTCATGGCTGCCAATCGAGTAGGAAAAACCGCAAGTATGGCTGTTGAGGTCGCCTACCATTTGACCGGAAACTACCCCGATTGGTGGAACGGCATAAGATTTAACAAACCTGTGTCTGTCTGGTGCCTCGGAGTCTCTGGTGAGCAATTACGCGACGTTGTTGTTAAGGAATTGTTTGGGGCGTATTTAGGTGACGGAAAATTTGATGGAAACGGCCTGATTCGGCAGGATCAGGTCTATCAGGTCACCCCGGCAATGGGTACGCCAAGGCTCCCAAGGGACGTTGCAGTCCGCTACGCCACTGGTAACACCTCACTGGTATCCTTTAAGTCTTACACACAGGGACAGCACGTCTTGATGGGGTCTAGCCAAGACTTCATCTGGATTGATGAGGAGCCAGTAGACCCCACTATCTACCCCCAAGTGCTCACCCGCACAGCCACCGGAAACGGCGGAGAGGGCGGCTACGTCACAATGACATTTACGCCAGAAAACGGCGTAACTGAGCTGGTCAGCCAGTTCATGGATAACCGGCAGGCGGGTCAACACTTAGCGAACGCGACTTGGGAAGATGCCAAGCACCTAAACGCAGAGACCAAAGAGCAACTCTTAGCTGCAATTCCCGAATATCAGCGGGACATGAGATCAAAGGGCATACCCGTGCTCGGTGAGGGCATGGTGTTTGCGCTATCCGAGGAGGTCATCAAGTGCGATCCCTTTGAGATACCTACCCACTATAAAAAATTGGCGGCAATCGACTTCGGAATCACCCACCCCACCACGGTTGTCTGGACAGCCTATAACCCAGACAACGACACCATCTATGTGTACGACATTTACAAGAAAGAGGGCGAGATACCGGCTATCCACGCCTCCGCCATCAAGTCTCGCGGACAAAAAATTCCGATGATTTACCCCCATGATGGAGACAGCACCGAGAAAGGCTCAGGCAAGACGCTTGCTGAAATGTACATAGAGGCCGGTGTCCTGATGATCGGGCGATTCACAAACGCGGACGGCACCAACTACGTCGAACCCGGTTTAATGGAAATGTTAGAGCGGTTCCGAACCGGCAGATTACAGGTGTTTAGCAACCTCACCCCTTGGTTTGAGGAGTTTCGTCGTTACCACCGCAAAAAAGGAAAAATCCACAAAGAGTTCGATGATTTGATGGACGCTACACGCTACGCAGCGATCTCAGTGACCCGATTCGGTCAGAACGAAGTAGAGCAAAAACAACTTGGAAACAAAGAAGGATATTTGAGCAATGAATATGACTATTGAGATGGACGAGCGAGAAATCCTTTCGACGTTAGAAAGAAACATAGACGCAGCGGACACCTATGCCAATTCTGAGGTAGGACACCAGCGTGATAAGGCCCACCGATATTACTACGGCGAGCCTATGGGTAACGAGGTCCGTGGCAGATCGCACCATGTATCGCGTGATGTTTTTGATGCTGTCGAGGCTGTGAAGGCCATGATGCTGGAGACATTCAGCGCCGACAAAAATATATGCCGATTCGACCCACAATCGTCTGACGATGTTAACACCGCCCGGCTGGCTACAGCATGGACCAACTATAACTTCTATAGGCAGAACAACGGACACAAGATCCTAGCGGATGTGATCCACGACGCGCTGGTAGCGAAAACAGGAATCGTTAAGCGTTATTGGAAAGCTGACTACAAGTATGACATGGAAGAGTTTGAGCAGTTCAGTGAGAACGAGTTCAACCTGATGTTGTCGGCCCCAGATGTTGAGCTTGTTGAGCTGGTAGAGGAGTCTGTTGAGGTTTTAGACGAGCAGACCGGCACCGCCTACTCGCAGCTCGTTTTCAGTGGCACCACAAAGCGTAGAATCGACACATCCAAGGTATGCGTTGAGACCGTGGAGCCTGAAGATTTCTTGATCAACCCACGGGCAAAAACCGTCGAGGACAGCGACTTTTGCTCGCACCGAATGGCTCGGACCCGTGGAGAGCTTTTGTCAGAGGGCTTTGAAGAAGATGTAGTCGCCAAGCTCGATAACGATGACACGTTTAAAGAGGACGGTAGTTTGGGCCGCGACTCCATCGACAGCAACCGAGCTGATAACTTTGGTTCCAACGACAGTAAGGATCGGGAGTACGTCACCCTCTACGAGTCTTACATAAAGCGTTACGACCCAGAGATTAACGCCTGCGTCTATTACAAGTGTTTGCACAGCCGCCGGGTCATGTTGGACATGGAGCTAGTGAGCGAGATGCCCTTTAGAACATTCACACCCTTCCCGTTGCCCCACCGCTTCTATGGCATGTCGCTGGCGGACCAGTTATGTGACTTGCAGAAGACCATGTCGAGCCTGAAGCGCGGCGTGGTCGATCACTTGATGTTGACTACGACCTCTAGGTGGGTAGCCAACCTGTCACTGGTCAAGAACCCACGCGACCTGTTAGACAACAGAGTCGGTGCGGTTGTTGACGTTATGTCTCCAAACCCTGAAAGCGTGGTAAGGCCACTGCCCACCCCGCAGCTAAACAGCAACGTATACGCGGCAATTGAGAATTTCGAGCAAGAAAAAGAGCAGCGATCTGGCTCTAGCAGAATGAGTCGTGGTATGGACACAACTGCGGTCAGCAAGCAGAACAGCTCCGACTTAATCAATACGTTTATGAACGCCTCCAACCGGCGAATCATGGTGATGTGCAGGAACTTTGCCGAAAACTTCCTTAAGCCTCTGATGCAGGACATATACCGCCTAGGTGTGGAATATGAGAACGAGACGGCGATGCTACAGCTAGACGGCGAGTTCCAACCAGCAACGCCCTCGGCGCTTGGTGACCGCACCGAGATGACGGTTGCTGTGGCGCTCACACCAGAGGAGCAGGCTAACGAGGCCCAGATGTTATTGAGTCTGGACCAGCAGTTTTCTATGAACCCACAAGATCCGAGCGTTGGAGGCCTATACGGCCCACAGCAGAGGCACGCCCTGCTGTCTCGCGCCTTTGACCTGCTAAACATAAAAGATGGTGCGTCTTTCTTGCAAGATCCAAACGATCCGGCATTCCAACAGCAGCAACAGCAAATGCAACAGCAG